CAGCAAGCAGGGCCAATCTCTGGTTACCTATCCTTACGGAACTGGTTGCCTACGTGAGGCTTGTGAGTTCGTGATGGATCAACAGGAACGCGAAGACAGCTAGTATGCCTAAATCTAAAAACACGCATCCCCACTCACTAGAGTCGGAGACCGTTGTTCTTGCGTCCTGTCTTCTGTCTGAAGATGGTTCCGTTTACGACGAGGTGTCACAGGTTATTCAACCTTCGGACTTCTATGTAGCCCGCAACTCTATAATTTTCTCTACAATGGGGAAGATTGTGGGGAAGGGGTTGGGTTTATCAGACATCACACTACTGGAGCAGCTACGCTCCGATGGTAACGAGGATGAGGTTGGTGGTATCGGAACCATCTATACAATCCAAGAAGCCTGTGAGACCGCAACCCACTCCAAGTATTCATCTCAAATAGTTAAGGAGAAGTCTAAGCTTCGCCAGACCATCCGTCATTGCCGCCTCGCCATTGAGGAAGCAGAGGAAGGAGAGGAAGGGGCAGACTCTGTTACGTCTAAGCTAGAAGCCTCCTTGCAGTCCCTACAGGACGTTGATGATGGTAAGGGGGACGGGAGTATCAGAACTGCTGCCGAAGCCCTCAGAGAGGACTACAAGGCTATGGTCAATGGAACCTATGAGGTGTCTGCCATGCCCACTCGCATCGCACAAGTAGATGAGAAACTTAGCTGCGGTGGTGTAGCCAACGGAGAGGTGATGGTGATTGCCGCACCTACGTCCTGTGGTAAGACTGCCCTTGCTCTGAACATCGTCTTACAGAACGCAGTGACGCACAACATACCAGGTCTCTACTTCTCCTTTGAGATGCAAGCTAAGTCTCTGGCTAACCGCATGATTCAAACCTGTGCTGCCACACCACTCAACCGCTTGCACGATGGGATGATGAAACCAGAATACCAGAAGCGTGTATGGGAAGCAACAGACAAGATGGCGGAGGCTCCTATCTTCACCAACCACTACGTCAAGAGTATCGACGAGCTACGTGCCAAGGCTCGTATGTATAAGCGCAAGCACAAGATTGAGTGGATCGTCATAGACTACCTCCAGCTTGTTCCCTGGGATCGCAACATGAAAAAGAACGACGGCATAGCTGAGGTCTCACACCAAGTGAAACTGATGGCTATGGAGTTGGACGTTCCTGTATTCCTGCTAGCACAAGTCAATCGTGAGGGAGCCAAGCGTGAGTCTGGTCTTACCTTGTATGACCTCAAGGATTCTGGTGACATTGAAAACGACTCCGACATCATCTTACTTCTATGGCCTGACGGCAAGGATGTGGATGAGGCTCGTCGAGTAGACGCAGAGCATGGGGCTTACGTTTCATTGAAGTATAACATAGCCAAGCAGAGAGAAGGTGCGCGTGACGTGAAGGGTAAGTTCATCTTCAAGAACCACATAGGAAGGTTTCATTGATGCCTTGTTACAGGATTTCATACACCCGTCTCGACATGCCCTCACCCTGTGGTTCTATCAAAACAGCACACACCCAAGAAGAAGCAATTAAATGCTTGACTACTGGTAGTAAGACTAAAGGATACAAACTAAGGAAGACGAATGTTCCCATCACAATTACTGAGATAAAAGAACTAAACTAAAACTAAAACGAAAGATACAATGTGGATACTAACAAAACAATTACACACCTCAGCCTATGTTCTGGATATGAAGGAATTGGGCTTGGACTCAGAAGCGTTCTCCCAAATCTGCGAGAAGTCGCTTACGTGGAGAGGGAAGGATTCCCTGTCGCGAACTTGGTTGCAAAGATGGAAGCGGGAGAACTGGATGCAGCACCTGTCTTCACGGACGTTAAGACCTTCCCTTACAGAAAGTTTCGTGGATGCGTGGACATCCTCTCTGGAGGATTCCCGTGTCAGCCATTCTCAGCTGCTGGAAAGCGTCAAGCTACTGAAGACCCCAGACACCTCTTCCCCTACATCGCAGACGGAATTAGAGAGTGCCAACCTAGAATTGTTTTCCTCGAAAACGTACAAGGAATCCTCAGTTGCAAGACAGCCGACGGAGAACCAGTTCTCCAGTATGTCCTCAGAGAGTTGGAAGGATTGGGTTATCGAGCAACGGCAGGAATATTCTCAGCGGAAGAAGTCGGCGCACCTCATCAGAGAAAGCGAGTCTACATCCTTGGAGTTAGAAAAGAACTGGGCAACACCTCAGACCTTCGACTCCAACAATCTAGTTCGGACTCCAGAGAAACTGGCACAGACCAGGGCGGAGAAGAACGCGGGGTGTATGAATCTCAGGGAGCAAGTCCACTATCCAGACATGGACCACAGTCGCAAGGCAGCCAAGAACTGGCCAACAGCAACAGCAAGGGACTGGAAGGGGTGCGGCAATGCAATCACTCGCAAGGACGGGAAGCATCGCATAGACAACTTAGAGGCGGTGATCAAGTATGGCCCTCAAGACCAAGCGAACCTCAACACGACTGGGAAGAGCCAAGGGTTACAGGGCAAGCTGAACCCCAACTGGGTCGAACACCTAATGGGTCTTCCAGTAGGGTGGACAGACTTAGGCTCTTGGGAAACGGAGTAGTTCCTCAGACTGCCGCCAAGGCATTTACCACTCTATCACAAAGACTAATCTAATTATTAACAGAACTATGACAACAGACCTAGACGAAGCACGACAATATGCAGACATAATGCTTGAAGCCTTGGACGTAATGGGAAGGGCAATGTATTTTTGCTTGAACCATCCCAACGCTTCAGAGTTCAAAGCACACCGCAAGCTTCTCATCGGAGCGCACGAACGTATGGGTAAAGATACCACTCACTTTCTATCACAGATAGACGAGCCAGACCTTCCTTACGAGCCAACCGAAGAAGAGTTATCACAACATGGCTAGGGGTGAAATCAATTCAGTCTTGGGCATGACGGAAGGTAGGTTCCGCACCATGATTAAGTCTGCCCTCAGACCTTGCTGGCGCAACTCGTCCCGCAAGACCTTCATCCAATCCGTTCGTCAGCGTGGCATCAACCCAGCTACAGGTAGAGAACGCTTCGTCTTGGTCTGTGTAGACTGCGGCAAGGAGATGGGGATGTCGGAGAAGGAGAGGCGCACAAAGATTGACGGAACCCTAGAGAAGAGGGCTAAGAGTGTGTATGAGATTGACCACGTAGATGGCATCACACCTTTCACGGATGTTCAAACCCTAGAGACTTTAACCCCACACTTCAGAGATATGATCTACGGTAAACAAGAAGTTGTATGTGTGGCCTGTCACAAGGTTCGCACAGCCAAACAGAGGAAGAAAAAATCTTCTTGACACACCTAACCAACATCCATAAAACCTTAACTAACATCAACCAATATAACATTATGAGTAGAACAAGAAACACATCAACTGGGGGTGGCTCGTCCAACCCTGCCACTAAATTCTTAGAGTGGGATACGCAGTCTGGCGACTGGAAATACTGGGACAAAGAAGTAAGCACAGAGAAGCACCTGCCTATCTCGACAGCCTTCATTGTCTTAGATCAACTCAACACAGTTAAAGGTTTCTCTGAGGCCAAGCAAACTGGCCTATGGTCTAACGAAGTTCGTGGTATCGGTGACAAGCTAACCGTTCGTAACAAGGACGGCATGGTTGCTACTGGCACATGGTCAGACGTTAAGGTTACACAAGGAGCCAAGTTCACCAAGTCTATCTACGCTATGGCTAAGACAGGCTCAGACGAATACGAGCTAATCAACTTCCAAGTTAAGGGTGCTGCTCTTACAGCTTGGATCGAGTTTGTCGATAGCGTCAATGGTGACATAGGTCTATACAACGACACAGTTGTTGCCATCAAGGAAGCAACGGACGAGAAGAAGGGTGCTGTGAAGTTCAAGAAACCTCTCTTCGCTGTGGTTAGTAACTCCTTGTCCAACGAAGCTGCCGCCCGTGCAGACTACTACGACAACATCCTGCAGGATTACCTCGATGACTACCTTGGCTATGCCAAAGAGCCAGACCCCACGGATGCTGGTAACAGCGGTTCGGATGACTTTGCACCTGAAGCAGTTGCACCAGAGCCAGAGTTAGTTGAAGCCCCGTTTTAATAGCCAACCATTGACCCCACACGCATGGCGGGGGAGACGCAACTCTCCCCTGCTTGCCACAATGATATGACAGAACTTTTCCCAGACAACGCACAAGAACGCAAAACGTATCCAGTCTGCACAGGCTGTTTGGACTACTTCCCCCACGCCCTAGCTGCCGTATCACATCAGTCATATCTAGGGAACCAACAGCACCACCCAGACAAACCTTTACATTGGGACAAGTCAAAGTCTAAGGACGAGTCAGATGCCCTCCTGCGCCACCAGATGGAGGGAGACTACGTTGCCGTAGCATGGAGAGCCTTAGCCCAACTAGAACGTCACATTACCAACACCAAATAACTATGAACGACAAAGCACTAACTAAATACCGACAGGTGACGGGGGCTTGCGCTAGATTCATCGAACGCCACCAAGACAAAGAGCTTACAGAAGAAGAAGCCCAGACCTTAATCAATACCAGCAGGGTAAGCAGATCAGAGAGTGACTGGACGGCCATCAAAGACTTTCAAGACGAGTGTTGCCGCACCGTATACAAATGCACCAAGAAGGGTTTAATCGAACCAGCCACAGACTACGTCCCCAGCCACCCAACACTATGAACTATACATACATGCTCAATATGGACAACGACAAGGCTGAGTCTTGTGATGTTATCGTCAAGTTTATTACCAATGATTCATTAGAGTTTGATGGGTTCACCTCCATCGTCTCTGAGCCACCCCTATACTCCGATGACCTTGCCTACCTAGAAGAGTGGGTGATACAGGGCAGGGAGCAATGGGAACCTATGGGAACATTTAGCCACACAAACCGCGAGCGCATGTAGCTCACTTAACTAAACCAATACTACTAATATGCCTAAGAAAAACACAGTCCTTATTATCGGTGACACGCATTGCCCAGCGATGCACAAAGACTACATCAAGTTCTTAAAGAAGATAGAGAAGAAGCACAAGTGTAACCGTGTTGTTCACATTGGTGACTTAGTAGATTGGAACTCCATCTCCTACCACGAGAAAGACCCATCCATGCCAAGTGCAGAGGATGAGTTTGCGGAGGCATTTAAGCAGGTTAGAAAGCTACACAAAGCCTTCCCTAAAGTAGACTACCTCAAGGGTAACCATAGTGACCTACCGTCCCGTAAGGCTAAGACCATAGGAATACCAGAGCATCTGATGAAGGACTTCCAGTCCCTGTGGCAACTCGAAGGTTGGACAATCCACCCTCGCTACCACGACCTAATGATTGATGATGTCATCTACCGACACGGAGACAAGGGTAAGGGTGGACAACAAGCAGCGTATAAGAATGCCGTAGCTGAGTTCAACTCTCTTGTCCAAGGACACCTACACGCCCAGGCTGGCCTCGTATATCACGCCAACCAACATGAGTGTGTCTTTGGTATGCAAGTAGGGTGTGGCGTAGAGCACGACCACCCGTCCATGAACTACGGAAGAGTGTATGCCGCCAAACCAATCGTTGGATGTGGTGTTGTTCACAGCTCTAAGGTCGCTTTCTTTGAACCAATGTTTCTATAAGACTATGATTAAACTTACATACACCAACACAATGGCAACCCTCGACACCATTGAACACGCAGAGATTGAGTTTCAATTACCACACATGGCAAACTTCACGGAGGCTTGTCGTGGGCTAGCCTACTGCGCTGGGTTTGAACCAGAGTCTATTGACGAACACATGATTAACCCACATAAAACAGCCTACAGGGAAGAGTAAATGGAATACCTACCAGAACCCCACGTTGTAGCCATCTTCACAATGGCAGTTATCTTCTTCTTCGTAGCAGCAACATAACTGTAAATCAGTTTACCAACATGAAATCCGATAAGAATAGGTTTGGCAAAATATACGCTATTGCTTGTGGGCAATACGTCAAGGTGGGCATGACCTACGGATCAGTGGAAAAACGCATGGAAGCTTTGCAGGTAGGTAGCCCAATCCATATGAAAGTTTTGTTTGAAACCAGCGTTGATGAGCGACAGATAGGTGCTACAACTGGAGAGATAGAGTCTGCTATTCACGAAAAACTAGAGGCCGTCAGGGTTCGTGGCGAATGGTTTCAGATTGATAGGTCTCAGGTTATTAGTGCCATCCTAGAAGTCATTGAGGGCTGGGAGCCAGTGACCAAGATTAAGAAGACCTACGCGGGTAAGACATTTATGGTGCGAGTGACTGAAGAACAAATGAAGTATCTAGACAACCGCATACAGAATCAAACTATCTGCAACTGGTTACATCGTGCTATCTGTGAAAGAATCGAGCGACAGCAGAAGGTAGCAGCAACATAGTGGTAAATACCCCTAGTTTTTACTACGTAGCAAGCCTCTCAGATGCCCCCGAGGGGCTTTTCTTTTGTTCCGAGGGGTAGGGGTAGGGTATGGGATAGTAAGCCCTTCTAGGGGGCTTCAGGGCTGATTCCTGGGTCACTCTGATTAGCACCACGAATGGAGTTATTGACCGCCTCTTGGAAGTTGGGGTCAGCGTCGCTCTCCCTCGATAAAGCTTGAATCCCACGTTCTGATGCAAGCATAAGAGAAATGATCTTAGAAAAGTTCTTCTCAAACTCCTCTTGGGAAACCTTTTTGTTCAGGAGTTTCATCAACGGAAGCAACGCGTCAGTTCCGTATGCCCAGCCCATAATTCTGTTACGAACCGCACCCATAACGTCACCAACAAAATAACCTGCAATGTTGCCAGGTGAGAATATGAATCTTGGTTTAATATCTGGAGCAGTTGATTTTCTTAGGGCAGAACCAACGTCTAACACTTCATTTGCCGCAATAATCTCCGAAGCTTGTTTTTTGCCCAGAACAGATTCCATATTAGCTCTAAGTGTTTTACCATTCTTACCAGCCAAGTCAGCCGCCAAGCGTTGAGGGTTCCATATTCCTGCTCCAGTCGAGTCTAGTTGCGCTCCACCGCTATACCTGGCAAAGAACTGTGAAACGTATTCTTGTCTCACGGCAGCAATTTCATCAGGTGAACCCTTCAGTATTTGAGTCATTGCTTGCTTTACTTTGTTGGTATTGCCAGTAATTAAGGCATCTGCAAATAAATGCGGAGTTAGTTCTGTAAAGTCTCCCTTGATGATACCCCTAAGAATAACATTATCGGCAATCACTTTAGCATCTCCCTCCTTAGCCGTTCTTAAGGCAATTGTCTTAGACAATTTTCTAACAGCATCTGTTCCATATTGACCAAACAACTCGTCAATCTCTTGAGCCGTAATCTTACTAAGATCAGCACCCTTGGTCTTTCGGATCATCTCGTTGAGAGAGTCAAAAGACTTTAATTGGCGTTCACCAAATAGTTCAGTGATTACACTACGATCCGAATTGCTCAAACGAACACCATTAGACAAGTCAGTCGTTCCATCAACACCCAACTTAGATAAGAAAGCCTGTTGGAGTTCTTGTTGAGCTGTAGAGCGACTTATTTCATCAGCAGGAGCAATAGAGTCTAGTGCTTGCCTAACCTTGGCTGGGTCACTAAGAATGTCGCTCATGACTTGAGATGGTGTGTTAACTCGTCCACCCGCACGTTCGGCTAACGCTCTACCCGCTGGTCCTCTCTGGTAAGATAGCATCTTATCCGTGTAGAACGT